AGTTTTTCTTTTAATATTTTTTTCTGAACTTCTTTTGGTAGTCCAAACCAATTACTATCACCATTATATTCATTTGCCCATACTGATAATGCAATAGTGGGTATAGAAGCTACTCTTTTAAGTTCTCTTGATTTGGAGTAACCATCATTTTGTGTATATAAAGTTTTATTGTGTTTAATATGTGGGTCTATATTTACTTGTTCTTTGATGACAATTTTTTTCTCCATATCATCTTTAGAATAAGTAGTTTGTTGCAAACCATTTCTAACAATATCTTTCATCTACCTTGTCCTCTGTATTTTTTTCTTCTTGGTATTCTTTTGCTTATGTTTTTTGTATGCCTACCAGGTCTTTTTTTCCTAGTTCGTTTTACATAATTAGAAACACCAAAGAGAGGTCTTTTCTTAGCCACTAAGCACTCATTTCAGTAACTGAAACATTACCACTGCCCAAAGCAGCCATTTTTTCACCAGGTGAAACCTTAAATATCTCAGGTTGATCTGCTGGTAAAAATATATCATTAGCTGTTGCAGTTGGTGATACAGCAAAAACAATATGTAAATCTGCATCAGAAGCTACTCTTACATATTCAGTTTGTGTACCAAACTTAGCAGCAGTTGCAGCAGATGAACCAGATGGTGATACTTTTTGTGTTGTTCCAGGTTTTAATCCATAATTAAAACTCATATTTTTCTCCTATTATTTTTGGGGGAACTTCCGCTAGGCATGAACCCCCAATTTATATTTATCTTCTTATAACAAATGTCACAAGTAATTTTTTAGCACCAGTAGAACCACCATTAGTGATCATCTCTATTGTGCCATTTTCTTCTACTCTGTTTGCAGCAGTTGGTTCAGCAGTATCTACATCACCAGCAGCAGAGCCAGAGTGAGCTACAGTTATTGCACCACCAGTTACAGCAGTACCACCTATTTCAAAAGTGATTGCTGCGTTACCGCCAGATATAGCACCTTGTAAAGCAGTTATAATTTTAACTATTTTACCGCCATCTGGTACACCAACAAAAGTTGATGAAGCTGTTGAAACATCTTCAATCTCAGCAGTTAAGAAGTAGTCGTTTAATGTTCTCATGTTTTTCTCCGTTTGTTGTTCCGTCTATAACCTTACTAAGACTTCAACATTGGTTAAGTGATGGGGATGTAGTTTTTAAAGGTTACACCCCCAATCACAATTAAGATTATGATGTTGTTAAATCGTAAACAGCACCACTTGCTTTTTCGTTTCTTGACTCAAGAGTGTACTCAGCTACCATGAATCTTTGGTCTGCATCAGCAGTCTGTGCAGGATTCTGTAAACTGAAATCTCTTAAGAAAGCTACCGCAAAGAAGTCCATCTCTAAGATTAGAGCATCTTGACCTTTTTTAGCAGCAGTTGCGTTAGCACCTCTAATGAATCTATTAGGAGCAACTTGGAGTGTTCCAAAGTCACTTTCATAGACATCAATAGATGTAACTAATCTTCTGTCTTCTGCTTGGTCAAATCTTGTTGAACCGCCTGTAAAGCCAGATAGTTTTTGTTTGTTGAAAGCTCCAACCATAATCATGTTTGGATTTCCACCTTCATCAAAGCAACTTCTTAGAACACCTTTTAATTGGTCTTCTGTGAAAGCTCTTTGAGTTCCATCTGTTCTTGCAGCACCGCCACCAGAACCAGAACCACCAGCACCTGCATCTACGTTAGAAGAAATCCAAGTTTGAACTCCTCCTGATTTTCTTGCAGTTGTGGCATTTCCAGCAGCAGCAGCTACGTTAGATAAAAGAGCTGTTTCCATATCTCTTTTTAATTCTTTCGCAGATTTTGCTACTTGGTAAGCTAACTCATTATTTCTTCCAGCAGATGTTACAGCATCATTTGTTGCAGATACTTGCACAGCTTTTGTAGAAATCTGAGTGTGGTTAGTTAGTTTAGTTGTTGCTGATAATGTTGGGTATGAGATTGTTGCACCTTCTACCGCAGCATTTGCAGCGACATCAGCCAATGAGTCTGTTTGCCATTGGTGTGATGTATTTGTTGCTTTTGTCTTAGCAACACCAGACATAAATGGAGTTTCTGTTGGAGCTATTGAATAAATAATATCCGCTAGATCCTCTCTTATGCCGACTGTTTGATATGTTTGAAATACAGCCATTTTCGCCTCCGTTAGGTTAGTTGTTTATAAATAACGCATTAAGAGGTCTGTGGCATCTTTTGGACGACCTGACTTCTTAAGCATTTTAATTTTCTCCAACCTTGATGCTTGATTCTGATCTTCTTTTGTTGATTTGACACCTGACTTAACAAATTTTGATGGCTTGACTTTTTTACTAACTAAAGTTGGTTTCAACTTTTTGTTATCATTGTACTTCATGCCGTCAACAATGACATCAAACATTCTTGAATCATAAACTGCATTAACATCTTTATCGCTAAAGCCTTTTGCAAGTAAATAATTAACCATGTTTGATTTAAGAGAATTTCCTTTTACAGGATCTTGCAATTCAGGGTACTTTAAAGCAACCTTCTTTTGTTCTTCTCTTAGAACCTCTTGAAACTGCGATTGTTGATGATCTCTAAGTTTTTTCTGAGCTTGAGAAATAGTTTCTCTTCTTCTTCTTAACTTACGATCAATCTTAGCAGCTTCAGTTGGATCTTCATCCCAAAGTCTATCTAGTTCTTTGGAATTAACATCGCTGTTAATCTCTGCGTTCAAAGTCAACACAAGTGAATTTAAATCTTCCATCTTGGTTGAATAGGTTTTCGCTAGACGATCTTTTTCAGAATTAATTTCTCTTCTTTCAAGAGCTATCTCTTCTGTTTTTCGTCTATAGTCGGCATCTTTTTGATAACCTGCTTTTAATTCTTCAAGGTCAACATCGATCTTTTCACCATTAACAATAACTTGGTGTAGATCGGTTTCTTGTTCGTTACTAGCACTCTCTTGGGATGCTTCTTCTTGAACTGGAGCTTCCTTTTCAGGTTGAGCTTCAGGTTGTTGTTGAACTTCTTGATTATCTTCAGCTTTCGCCTCTGGTTCTTTCTGTTCAACTGATGCTGCTTCTTTTTGAGGTTTAGAAATTACTCCTTTTGAGTCTAATAAACCTTCAATATGTTTTGCTGCACCTTGTACTGACTCTTTGTTCAGTAATGGGTTTGTTTCTGACATATTGTCGTTTCTCCTTAGTTAAGCTGTCTAATGACTTGGCTTATTTTAACCTGAGTGGTTAAAATTTCTTTTCTTGGCTTTGTTTTCGGAAAACTTCTAATTGCTTTTCAGCAAGTTTTCCTGTTTCAAGAATACTTTGTAAATGTTGTTCTACTTTACCTACAACATTATAAGCGATCCAAAGTTTTTCCCTTGTTTCGCTTTCTTTAGCACCTGTTTTTTCTAAAAGTGCTTCAGAGTAAATTTTTTTAAGAGTATCAACAGACTCTTTAAAAAGTTCACTCTCCAATATCTGTTTTGCCTGGTTGGATCGGCTGATTTCTGCTGACCTCCTGGCTTGGTCTTTGGTTTCCATTTAAATTTTGTACCTGTTGGCTGAACATATTAGCAGATTTTTGTGCTTGTTCAAGAATTTTACTGTTTCCAGACATAATCATCTTATCTAAATCTGCATCAGCTTTTAATTTTGCCGTATCTAGCTGTGTATTATATTTCAATGCCATTTCTTTTATCTTCGCTTCAAACTCTAAAGCCATTTCTTGAGATTTTTGTTGTAACTCTTGATACTGAAGCTCAAGATCAGCAATTTTTCTCTTATTCTCAGAATCAATCCTAGTAAATTCTATTTTTTCTATTGGTGTTAAAGGTGGAGGACTAGGTGGTGGCATCATTTGTTTACCTAAATCAGGATCAACAAAGTAACTTTCAACATTTTTAAGTCCTGCGTTCTCAATTATTTTAGATAGTGTGTTATACATATTTTTCAATGTAACCATTGGCATCTCTTTTCCGCCTTGTAATGAAAATGCTTGTATTTGTCTTTCTAAAATATTGTTGAGAAGTAAAATTTGCTGTTCTTTTGAACCTGTGCCTAGACCAACAACAATATTAATATTAAATTTATCTTTCCACTCAGTAGGTTTTACCGGTACATACTGATTATTTAACATTACTATTCTTTCTTTGTCTTGATACTTGACCATAAGTTCAAAAATTTTTCTAAATAAATCTTTCACACCTGTTTCAGCAAATATTCTAGCAATTAATTCAGATCGCATTTGAGTTTGTGTCATTAAAGCATTAACACCAGTTGCAGTTTTTGCGTTTAATGTATTAGGGTCTAAACCTTGAACTTGTTTTGATATACCTGTTCTAACTTCTCTTACTGAATCTAAATAAGATAATAATGGAAAGGCTTGTTGTGAAATGGGTTGAGCTTGTAATGGCTGCATAACTTGATTTGGTGGTTGTTTAGTTCTTACAACTCCGCCAGGTCTTGTCGTTAATAAATCATCCATATTAACCATACCATCCATAATCGCCACTCTGTTATTATTTGTTAAATACATATTATCTAACAACTGACGCATAACAGTTGATTTCATTAATTGTATATCCTCAACTAATTCAGAAATGGATCTTCCATAAAATCTGTGTGGCATTGGAATAGGTGTGATGGTTACGAAAGGAATATTATCACAAGGCATATTTTCTAAAACAGCATATCCATCATCTCCTGCTGAAATAATTTTTCTTAGTTCTGCTATACCATCACCATCAGCATCGTATTTCACATAGCTTTCATAAACTAAAACTTTTTCTGTAGATTTATCGGCTGGTGTATCTACTGGATATTCGTCTATATTTCTTTGTCTAACAATTTCTTCGTTATTGTAAATATCAACACTTGAAGTTGGAAGTTCCATAACTTCTTCTTCGTCAAAACCCATTTCAATAATCTCTGATCTTGTCATCAACACTTTATGTGAAACGAACTCAGCATCGTCAATGGATTTTGCTGTTCGGTCTATTAAAAATTCTTCAGGTGGAATAGACTCAATTTTAATTTTGCCAGTCTTTTTGATTCTTTTAATTTTGCAATTATATAAATTAAAATTAGGTTTTTGAATTTGGCTAGTATCTAAGCCTTGAGCTTCTAAAGCCTCTATCTGTTTATCAAAGGCTTCTTTAGCTCTCTCATCTTCAAACACTTCTTCTTCAACTTCTTCAATCTCATCTTGAGTATCGTTAAGTGCATCTTTCTCTGCTTGTGTTAAATTTTTATATGTTTCATGCTCTACTGTTTCAGACTCATCGTAATA